AAAAACAGACGAACAAGTTAATACAGATAAACAGAAAAACAAGTAACAGAAAAGATACGTTGACAAAGAAACCGCGAGGTTACTAGTCAATAGACAAAAGAATACTCCGTGAAGAGCGTTACTTACATATATCTCGAAACACAGACAGTGTTTCCCACATGCACTTAAGGGTGCGCGCAGTTTCGTCCGAGCAGGGTCTCCTGTATTGGGCATAGCCTGGTCTTATTGCACGAGAGGCGAATAAGCTTGCTAAAGGTCAACCAATAGGATGTGCCATTGTGTAGCAGGTCGTTTATTAAACGAGTCCCACAGCCACGACTGCTAGTAGTACGTTACGCGGTTAAGCTACATGCTGAACCAAATTTTCGACCACCACCACTGAAAGAAGAGGTACCAAGGTAGAACTTGAAGAGGGGAAAGGTTGAAAAGGACCATAACGAGAAGGGCGTAGATGAAGACGCCCCAAGGAAGGAAGAAGAGGAAAAAGTTGTAGAAACCTTCTCGACGAAGGACCTGTCCTGCCTTGAAGTATAAGACTCCAAGGATGAATCCACAAAGGAAACGAATGACACAGTCAAAGACAGCGACTGGGTCACGGGTGATTTGGTAGGGAAGGTCTCGCTCAAAGGACTCATCATCACCAAGGTTCATGGGGGGAGGGATGTTTTCGCGATCCTCCGGCTCGCCGTCGCTGTCGTACATGTCGTCTTGGTGTGACCACACGCTGCCTTCATCATCAGTGAAGTCTTGCATGTCCACATCAGCGGCTCCGAACCCCACATCCCAGTCCATCTCAACTTCACCGGGCATAGCGAACCACTTGTCTTCCTGCTTGTCAATCAAGCCCTGGTAGTACAAGTCATAGTCCACTGTGCTCGTGACGCCTTGAGCATAGAGCTGGTCATGGAGCTTGTCATAGAAAGCGCGCCCATGGTGAACGGCGAACTTGAGTCCCTCATCCACTTTCTGTTGAAAGAGGAGGAGATCACCCACGTTTGTTCGTCGCTCCCACATGAGTTCACGATGAATGACAATTTCGGGGAGAGGGCAGAGAACAACTCCACCGACACGATCGACAACGAAGGGTCGCTTGAGGAAAGTGAGTTTTGAGATATCATCCACAGGGATGATTTCTCCTGTTTGTTTTGATGCCGGGGTGACGACGTATCCAAGGTGTTTTCCAAGGGAGACAGCAGTGCAACGATTGAAGAAAAGTTTTGTTTGGGCATCTGGGTTCATTATCCCATCATCTCCGTAGGTGAGCAAGCGCACGGTAGCATCAAAGTTGTCCAGAGATGGACGGATGCTAGCGTGCATTTGACCCCACAGGTATGTTGCGAGAACGAACCAAGTTTGAGTGACACAATTGAAGATTGTGGTTCCGGCAAACCCACTCTTGTTACCTTGCGATGAGAGGGAGACGAAGTCTCCGACTATGTGAATTGATTCACGCAAGCTAGCCATGAGTGTGTGTCTGGTCACACGATCCTCATCAGTACTATTGGAGTAGTACTGGTCAGTGAGGGCGAGATAGAATTCAAAGGCTTGTTGGCAGACAGTTCCA